AGCCGATCTTCTCGGAGGTGAGGCGCAGCGAGTGGAACTTGCCCATCGTCTAGGCCGCCGCCCGCGTGCTGACCTCTTCGATTGCAGGCGGCTCGCCGAAGACGTCGGGGCGCAGCTTGTAGCGCGAGACGCCGGTGATCTTCTCGATCTCGAGGCAGCGCTCGGCCGGCGCGCGCTTGGCCTTGACCCACTTGCTGATGGCCTGCGGGCTCACCGTGAGCTTCTCGGCCAGGCGGCTCGCGCCGCCGACGGCCTCACAAGCGAGCTCAATGGCGCTCGGCTCGAGCACCTCGTCGACGTCACTACCGGCTTCGATTTCCATAGGAGCGCATTAAACTCCAGGTTTAGGTTGAATGCAACCCACGGTTGATGGTGGAAAGGGTGCATTCGTGGCCGAATCTCAACCTATGGTTGAGAAAGCGAAACGAGCCGCCGACCCCGAGGTTGGTGTGCGCCTGAAGAAAGAGATGGATCGCCTGAGTCTCAAGGTCGAGGCGGTTGCCGAGGCCTGTGACGTGTCCGTCCAGGGGGTCTATAAGTGGCTCAAGCTTGGTCAGATATCGAAGGAGCACTTCCCGACGCTGAGAGGTCTGAAAGTCGACATCGACTGGGTGATGACGGGACGAGCTGCGCCCGCGCCAGCGGAGCAGATCCGTCTCATGGAGAGACCGACGGCGATTCTCGCCGTACCACAGGAAGGGGAAATCGTGATCCAGCAACTGGATGTGCTGGCCTCGATGGGACAAGGAGCGATCCCACCGGACCACGTCGACGTCATCAAGACCTTTGGAGCGAACCTCCAGGAGCTACGCAAGCGGTGCACTTTCACCGCTCCGGAGAACCTGCAGATCATCACCGGCTACGGTGAGAGCATGCGGCCGACGTTTTCGGACGGCGATCCGCTACTGGTGGACGTCGGGATCAGGGAGATCAAGGTCGACGCCGTCTACGTCTTCACGTACGACGAGGAGCTGTTCATCAAGCGCGTGCAACGGATGCCCGGCAAGGTGCTGCGCGTGATCTCGGACAATCGGGATTCGCACGACAGCTGGGACATCGGGCCCTTCGATTCGCCCCGGCTCAACGTCCGCGCTCGGGTCGTTCTGGCCTGCAACCTGAAGAGGTTGTGAGCGTCTAGGGCGGGGCATCGTGACGTAGTTCTCATGGATTCCCCGGCTCCGGCCGGGGCTGACCGTTCGTCGGAAGATTAAACCGGCGGTTGTATCTCAGGTTAAACCTGTGGTTTAATGCGTCCCATCAGGTTCACCGATGGAAGGACGCAACCGATGACTGCCGCTCCCGCTTTCGAGCTCACGATTCAGACGCCGGTGACCCGCAAGCCGCGGGTTCGCCCGATCTCCCTGAAGATGACCTCGCGGGAGGAGGAGGGCACCCGCACCGAGCGCCGCGGCACCTTCAGCTGCATCCCCGGCACCCCGCTCGAGCAGCTCCGCCGCTACGTCGCCGGCAAGTACTTCGGCTCGCTCGGCGGCGCCATCACCGTTGACTTCGCGCACGGCTCGACGAGCCACGGCGTGTGGTCGGCGACGGATTGGTACTGAGCCATGTCCGCCCAGCTCTTCCCGATGTTTCGTCCCGGCGGCCGCTTCGCGACCCCGGAGGAGATGGCGATCGAGCAGATGCGCCGCGCCCAGGTCGATTGGGAGCGCCGGATCCGGTCGGAGCGCCAGGCGAAAGCCCACGAGACGCTCACGAAGCCTGAGGCGCTCTGGGACGTGCTGCAGCGCCTCGACGTCGAGGACGGCATCGAGTTCGCGAAGGTGCTGCACATGGCGATCGTCGAGAAGGACACGGCGGTCCTCGCGATGCTCGTCACGAAGGTCGCCCACGAAGATGCTCGGGAGGCGATCCCATGACGCTCCGGATCGCGAACATCGTCCTCGTCTTCCTGATCGTGATCACGGTCCGCGGCTGCATCGAGTGCTGCGAGAACGTGCAGCAGATCGTGCTGTCGGGCTACGAGGTGCAGCAGTGAGCGCCGCCTTCGGTACACCGTGGAAGCGTGGCGTCTTCTCCGAGGTCCTCGACGCGAGCGACGAGCGCCTCGCGATCTGCGAACCGATGGACAGCGACATGACCGGCAGCGCGGCGCGGGTGAACGCCGAGCGGATCATCGCGTGCGTGAACTACTGCGCCGGCGTCGAGGATCTCCAGCGCGGCTCGCTACGCGCGCTCCTCGACAACTTCGCGTCCGTCGAGCAGCAGCGTCAGGAATGGGCCGAGCAGTCGGATCGTGCTGTCGGCCACCTCTCGATCGCCCTGGATCGCGCAGTGCGCGCGGAGACTCAGCGGAACGAGCTGGCTGCCGCGCTGCACGCGGTGCTGGCCGCATGCGATGGCGACGTTCCGCTGGTCCAGTTCGGCGGCGATCCCACGAGGGCCGGGCGCGCGATAAATGCCGCTCATGCCGCGCTCGCGAAGGTGCAGCCGTGAGCCGCGTCCTCTGCGATCCCGAGATGCCCGCGAACTGGCGGCCGCTCAGCCGCACCGTCGTCGAGGATCCGGTGCCGGCGGGCGAGGGCGTGTTCCCACTGCGCCTGCGCTCGCATCCCGAGCGCCAGGCGAAGCCGCGGCAGTGGCTCGAGGACCTCGACGCGCGCGTGCTCAACCTCCCGAGGTTCATGCGATGAAGACGATCTGGAAATTCCCGCTCGCGGTTGCCGACATCCAGGCCATCGAGATGCCGGTCGGCGCGAGGCTGCTTGACGTCCAGATGCAACGGGCCACCGGAGACCAGGTCTGCCTCTGGGCGTTGGTCGATCCGTCGAACATGAAATGCAAGCGCTGGATCAGCATCCACGGAACTGGGCACGAACTGCCCGATGGCATTGCGGATGCGAAGTACGTCGGGACCTTCCAACTCGTCGGCGGCTCCCTGGTCTTCCACGTCTTCGACCACGGCTCGCCACCGGGCGGTCTGCGATGAACACCAGCCTCGATCTGCCCGACAGCGCGCCGCTCGGCCCGCTGCACCGCGCCCTCGCCGAGATCGCCCAGGCGACCGGCTCGAAGGTGATCGGCACCGCCGACGACCGCGGCCTTCGGTACCGGCTCGTCCCGATGTACGTCCCCAACAACCGCACCGCCGGCACGACCGGCAAGGAATCCCAGCAGTGAGCGAGAGCCAGACCCAGATCGCCGAGAACGCGCCCGTCGAGATCCTCAAGATGGATCCGGAGCGCTACACCGCCGCCGTGTTCCAGCCGTTCCGCGCGCAGCTCGACGCCATCAAGGCCGAGGGCGCCGCGGTGACGTTCGAGATCCAGACGACGGCTGGCATGTCGATCGCCGTGGCCTGGCGCCGCAAGTTCCGCGAGCTTCGTGTGGAGGCCGAGAAGGCGCGCAAGGAGCGCAAGGCCCCGATCCTCGAGATCGGTCGGCTGCTCGACGCGAAGGCGAAGGACCTCGAGGCCGAGATCCTCCCGCTCGAGGACCGCTTCGACGTAGCGATCAAGGCCGAGGAGGCGCGCCGCGAGGAGGAGCGCAAGGCGGAGGAGGCGCGGGAGCGCGCGCGAGTCGAGCAGATCCAGAACCGGATCGCCGAGCTGCGCGGTGCCCTTGGCGCTGTCGCCTACGGTGCGGCGTCCGGATTGATCGCCGAGCACATCGCCGACCTGGTCAAGGTCCCGGTCGAGATGTCGGAGTTCGCCGAGTTCACCGGCCACGCCCAGGTCGCGAAGGACGAGACGCTCGCCAAGCTGCGCGAGCAGCTCGCCGCGACAATCGCGCGCGAGGAGCAGGCCGAGAAGGAGAAGCTGGTGCGCGAAGCGGAAGAGGCGCGCCTGAAGGCCGAGCGCGAGCAGCTCGAGCGCGATCGCGCCGCGCACGCTGAGGAGGAGCGCCAGGCGGCCGCTGCGCGTGCGAAGGTTGACGCCGAGGCGCGTGCGAAGCGCGAGGCCGAGGAGGCCGAGCTCCGGCGGCAGCGCGAGGAGCTCGCCAAGCAGCAGGCCGAGGTCGATCGCCAGCGCCGCGAGCAGGAAGCCCGCGACGAAGCCGCGCGCCAGGCCGAGGCCCGCAAGCATCGCGAGGCGGAGAACATCGCGAAGGCCCAGGCCGCGGCCGAGCGTGATCGCCAGACGCAGATCCGCGCGCAGCGCCGGCCCTCGGACGACCAGATCGTCGAGGCGCTCTGCAAGGCCTTCCGGAGCCTGAAGCCGACCGAGGACGAGGTGATCGAGTGGGTCGCCACCTTCGACGCCGAGGACGCGCGCTCGCGCCGCCTGGTCGCCGCCGCCTAAACCAATTTCCCCACCACGGTCGCCAGAGTCGCGGCCAGGAGAATCGCAGTGAACGATGCAACCGCTGTCGCAGTCGCCCCTTCCTCCAGCGCCGTCGCCGAGCGCCGCGAGCAGTTCGATCTGTCACCCCGTTCGTTGAACGAGGCGATGCAGATGGCCGAGCTGCTCGCCAATTCGAGCATCGTGCCGAAGGACTTCATCGGCAAGCCGGGGAACATCCTGGTCGCCGTGCAGTGGGGCGCGGAGATCGGGCTCAAGCCCATGCAGGCGATGCAGTCGATCGCCGTGATCAACGGCAAGCCCGCGCTGTGGGGTGACGCCGTGCTCGGCCTGGTGCTCACGTCGCCGCATTGCAAGGACGTGATCGAGACCTACGAAGGCACCGGCGACGACCTGGCCGCGGTCTGCATCGCGCAGCGGCACGGCCGGAAGGACGTCACCGGTCGGTTCTCGGTGAAGGATGCGAAGGCTGCGGGCCTCCTCGGGAAGCAGGGCCCCTGGACGCAGTACCGCGATCGCATGCTGAAGATGCGCGCCCGGTCCTTCGCGCTGCGCGACCAGTTCGCGGACGTGCTCAAGGGCATGGACGTGATCGAGGCGGTGCAGGACATCCCGACGGCTGACGATCGTCCGAAGACGCCGGCCGAGATCGGCGCCGCCGCGCGCCCCGCCGTGGTCGAGTCCGAGGATCGTGATGCGCTGATCAAGCGCCTCGAGGCGAAGGCCGCCGAGGGCGCCGAGGCGCTGGCGAGTGAATGGGGCACGGCGCTGAAGAAGGAGCAGCGCAAGCTGGTCGGCCCGCAGGAGATCGAGCGCATCAAGGCGCTGGCCGCGAAGCCGATCGAGAAGGCGACCTACGCCGAGATCGACGAAGCGATCCGCAAGGCGACGAGCCTCGAGGACCTGCACCAGGCGGTCGAGAAGGGCGCGCATCTGTCGGCCGAGCTGCAGGGCGAGCTCAAGGAGAAGGCCGAGCTGCGCTCCCAGGAGATCGGCAATGCCTGATCTCGCAGTCGAACAGCGCTCGGCGGAATGGCACGCCCAGCGCTGCGGGAAGATCACGGCGTCGGAGTTCGGCGCCGCGGTCGACATCACCCAGCCCGAGCCCGGCACGGTCTACAAGTCCGGCCCTCGCAAGGGCCTGCCGAAGCTGCCGCAGTCGAGCGCGGCCCGCGACAAGTACATGCGCGAGCTCGCCTTCGAGCGCCGCTCCGGGACGCCGGTGCACGAGATCGGCAGCCGGTCCATGACGTGGGGCCGGGAGGTCGAGACCTTCGCACGCGAGGCCGTCGAGCTCGAGACCGGCCTCCTCGTGAAGCCGGCCGCGTTCCAGACGCATCCGCTCTATCCCTTCATCGGCGCGTCGGCGGATGGCTGGACGAGCGACGGCGGCGGCCTGGAGATGAAGTCCCCGCACGACGAGGCCGTGCATCTGCAGACGATCCTCGAGGGCATGCCGGAGGGCCACCGCGCCCAGGTGCAGGGCGGCATGTGGGTGACGGGGCGGCCGCACTGGTGGTTCGCCTCCTACGACCCGCGTCAGGCGGAAGCGGATCGGCTCTACGTCGAGCGGATCCAGCGCGACGACGACTACATCGAGTGGCTCTCCCGCGGGCTGTTGCAGTTCGAGGCGGAGCTGAAGGTGCTGATGGCGCACCTCGATCGACGCAACGCGCTGCGCGCGGCCGCCTGATGGACCTTGTCGACCAGATGCAGGACCTGCCCACCGCCGCCGAGCTCGCAGTGAAGCGCCTCAGCGCGCAGCTCGCGGCGCTCACGGCACGCGGCGACCAGTGGACCGAGGGCGCCAGGAAGATCTCCTGCCGCCTCGAGATTGAGCGCGCGATCGTGCGCCAGGAACGGGAGCAGCAATCGTGAAGACGAACCCGGAGCGAGCGCGCCAGCTCGCCGGCCGCGGCTACAGCGCGGGCGAGATCGCGATGCACATGAACGAGGAGGAGCGCGACGTCGGCGTGGCCGAGGTGGAGGCCTGGCTCGACTACCGCGTGCCGCCGCAGATGGTCACGTTCCACGGGCAGCGCGTGACGCTGTACTCCGTGGCGCTCGCCGAGGGCATGGCGCTGAAGACGCTGCAGCACCGCCTCGAGACGGGCATGTCGATCGAGGAGGCGGTGCGCATGCCGGTGCCACGCGCGCCGCGGCCCCGCAGCGAGAACCCGTGGCGGCGGTATCCGGCCTGCGCGAGGAGAAGGGTATGAGCGAGATCAGCGCGATCTGCCTGGCGCTCTCTGCGCTCCTCGGCGGCTTGTTGGCCTGGATCAAGTTCCACGAGTGGCGCCGCCGTCGGATCCTGCGAAGGCTCCGCGCGACCATGGCCAGGATCGCCGACCAGATGGACTACGCGCCGGAAGCGCAGGCGAATCTGCGAAACACCGTGCGATGCCTGGAGCGTGCGCTCGAGGACACGTGGGGCGATCGATGAGCGCCAAAACGTCGATCGAGTGGACTCAAGCGACGTGGAACCCCACCCGCGGCTGCACGAAGCAGGGTCCGGAGTGCGACAACTGCTACGCGATGGAGATCGCGCACCGGTTCAGCGGCCCAGGCAAGCCCTACGAAGGGCTCACGCGCGTAATCGGCGGCCGCGGCCAATGGAACGGAAAGATCCGCCTCGTGCCCGAGGCGCTGCAGCTCCCGCTGCGCTGGGTAGAGGGTCGGCTGATCTTCGTCGACAGCATGAGCGACCTGTTCCACCCGGGCGTGCCGTTCGAGTTCATCGCCGACGTCTTCGCCGTCATGGCGTGCACGACCAGGCACACCTACCAGGTGCTCACGAAACAGCCGGCACGCATGCTTGAGTTCTTCCGCTGGCTCGATGAGAAGCAAGACGAGCTCGGCTTCGGCGAGTGCGCCTTCCGCGATGACCGAGGTGTTCCGGACGCGATCGATCCCTCGAGGGTGTGCGTGCCGTGGATGCCAGCGCGCGGCCGCCGCGGCGGCTACGACAACTGCGGCCCGACCTGGCCGCTCGAGAACGTCTGGCTCGGCGTGAGCGCTGGCACGCGGGCGAGCTGGGACGACTACGTGCCGATCCTCCGGAACGTTCCCGCGGTCGTGCGCTTCGTCAGCGCGGAACCGCTGCTCGAGGACCTCGGAGTGGTGCATCTGCAGGGTATCCACTGGCTGATCGCCGGGGGCGAGAGCGGCCGGCGCGCGCGACAGAGCGACCGCGAATGGTTCCGATCGCTGCGCGACCAGTGCCAGGCGGCCGGCGTGCCCTTTCATTTCAAGCAGTGGGGCGAGTGGCGCCCCAATTTCTACACCGACGCGGAAGGCAACGAGATCCCCGGCACCGCGTGGCCCGACCGGATGGGAAAGAGGATTGCTGGCCGTGATCTCGATGGCCGCACGTGGGACGAGTTTCCGCGGAGCGTGGCATGAGCGCGCTCGCCCCCTGTCCTTTCTGTGGCGGCCGTGAGGTGCAGGTCTACGTCGCCCCGTGGGACAAGGCCAGGCCAGCGCTGCACTCGCAGTCCCGCAATCGCTCGATGTACGCCGTCGAATGCCTTTGGCCGAGCTGCGAGGCGACCGGCCCTCTAGCCGATACGCAGGCTGAGGCGGGAATGCTTTGGAACCGACGTGCGCGGCAGGTACGTGAGCCTTCACCGCAATTGGATCTCATCGGGGGCGAGGCATGAGTGCGAACGAATCGGTCGAGCTACGCCTGGTGCTCAGCCTCTGCGATCAAACGACGAAGCGCCGCCTGTCGTTGCTCCGGCAGATCCAGAACGGCGCCGCGTACACGGCTCGCGACCTATGCGCGCTATTCCCCGTGTCGCGAGCTACCGCCACGCGTGACCTGGCTGCGGTGCGTCGCGCGATCCGCGAGGCGACGCCGTGAGCGCCGACGGAACGATCCTCACGCCTGAGATCCAGGCCCGCGCCGTGGAGATCGCCGACTCGATGTGCCGGTCCGACGTCGAGTGCTACGGCGTGCTCCTCGGCGGCCTGGACTCCGGTCGTTACGGACTCACCGACGAGCACCAGCTCGAGGTCGCAATGCTGGAGGAGGCGAGCGACGAGCTCCGGGAGGCGTTCGAGTACCTGCAGTCCCGCGGCCTCGCGGTGCTGGAGAGAGACAACGAGTGCGATGTGATCGTGCTGAAGGGCGAAGCATGACCGCCGAGCTCTTCCCGGATCGCCCGCTGCTCCGCTACCGCGGCTCCAAGTGGCGCATCGCGCCGTGGATCATCAGCCACTTCCCGAAGCATCGGGTCTACGTGGAGCCGTTCGGGGGGGGGGGCCAACGTGCTGCTGCGTAAGCCCCGCGCGCGAACCGAGATCTACAACGACCTCGACGGCGAGATCACAACGCTATTTCGAGTACTTCGGACGCCGCACGATGCCGCGCGCCTGGCTGAACTGCTCGAGCTGACGCCGTACAGCCGCGACGAGTACTTCGCTTGCCAGGAGCGGTCGACGGATCCCGTCGAGGCCTCGCGCCGAATGATCGCTCGGTCCTTCATGTCGCAGAGCTCGAAGGGAGTCCACCAGGCGTCGGGTTTCGACACGCGCATCAACCCGGACGGCTACTGCTCGCGTGTGGGCTCGCTCAACGCGATGCCAGACGTTGTCCGCGACTGCGTCGGCCGCTTGCGGAAGGTCGTCGTCGAGAACGCGGACGCGATCCCCCTGATAGCCAGGTTCGATCGCGCCGATTGCCTGATCTACTGCGACCCGCCTTACATCCCGCGCGCCCCTGACCGGGGCATCTTCTACCGGCACGAAATGACGGAGCCTGGACACCGCCGCCTGGCTGACGCGCTGCTCGCGCTCCAGCGCGCAATGGTGATCGTTTCCGGCTATCCATCCGAACTCTACGACGAGAAGTTCACCGGGTGGCGCCGTGTGGAGTGCCAGACGTGGGCTGACGCTGCCGCTCGCCGCGTGGAGTGCCTCTGGATCAATCCCGCCGCGGCGGCGGAGCTCGACAAGATCGAGTCGATCGACGAGGTCGCCGCATGACCAGCGCGACCCTCTACTACCGCGACAGCAACGGCCTCGAGCAGGTCGCCGCGACGGGCGTGATCACCGGCTTCGACCTGGCCGAGCCGGGCAGCGACCAGACGGTCGTCGCG